CTTATGTATTCCAATTAAGAATAAAACATAACTAGCCGTACTACTACCACGTCCTACTCCCCATACAATATTGTTCTTACGCATATGATCTACCAAATATACCATATAACGTAATAAATTGAGCATATCTCTTTTTTCAAATGCTCTAAATTCTTCTTCTACTCTTTGGATTTCTTCTGGAGTTTTGCATTTACCAATTACGTAGTTTGCAACGTCCATTTGTTTAAATTCATCTGGCATAAACCATTCACCTTGACATACTCCATCAAAAGTGTTTTTATCAACATCTAATGGAACGTATTTCTTTAGTGTGTCTAAACCATTTTCTTCTGCGTGTACATTAAACTTTTCTATGTCATCATTTGGATCACACAATACCACATGGCACTTATCAATATGTCCTGTATAGATCATATCAAGTAAGTCCTTGTTAGAGAATCGTGGTATACCTAGTTCGTCAGTTTTCATCAGCATATATATATTTTACTCGATATTAATCAATTTGTCAAGATCTGAATTGGATCCATTTAACCGTTTTTTCTCTGCACGGGTATGACGTTCTAATTTATATGTGTCAAGTAATAAGTTAATTTGGCTTTTTGCTTGTGGGTTGCGTGTTTGGAAAAACTTCTTTGTAAGTAAAACAATCTTTTCGTCTATTTGTTCATCGGAAAGAAGTGATACGTCTTCGCCTAATGGATGATCCATAATTTAATCCTAAGTGTTATTAACTAAAGACGCCAACGTACTCAGCATACACAGTAGTTCCACCATCGTCAGTCCAAAAGTCAACCACAACTGGGTTTACATTTGAAGCAACGTTAAATGGGCTTGGAAATCCTGGACCGTACTTAATTGCACCGCCACCTGATGTTGCCCAAGTTACCACTCTAGTTGTACTGTCGCCAAGTGTGTCTAGTAACACTAATCTAATCTTACCTACTTTGCCTGATGCTGGCCAGTCCGCAAATGTAAGTGTAATGCTATTACCAATAGTAAACGTTTGATAGTTACCATTTGTAAATGATATGTTTTGTGGACCTGTTAGTGTTCCACCTGGATATACTTTTTCTGTGTTAGCTATTAAGTTTGCTCCGCTAACGTCATTTCCTAGAAAGTTGTTTGCGGCATTTAACTTTGCAGTATCAGTTTGTAGTGCTTCGATTTCACTCTTAGCCGCTGTAAAGTTATTTTTAACAGTATTGAAGTTATTTCTGAATCCTTGCGAGTCATTATCCTGACCTGCTATCGGAAATGTTGCATCAACTCCTGTAGTACTAATATTACTTGCCATTTTTGTTCCTCTCTAGTGTATATATTTATCCACGTTAAACATTAAAGCTATAATTCCCGAAAGGAATATACTGCTCGTTGCTGTTTCCTGTAGTATTATCTATGATATATCTGTCAATTTCAAAGTCTAATTGACGGAAATCAAACCCATTATTCTGTATATTAAGCAGTATTTGGGCACTTGTTCCAGGCTTACAATAGCATAGTGGAATAGCAGTTACGTAGCCTAATTCTTCTACTGAATTGGTCTGTGCAGTTGACATCCATAATGGTAAGAAGTTCTGCTCTGTAGTACCCACCTTGCTTAGATTATCTCTCATGTTAGTGATGTTACTAATGTATCTGCTTTGATCATTTGGATCACTAATGTTAACGGCAGTACTTGATACCTTGATCGGTGTACCGTCTGGTCTAAATCTAAATGGATCACTTGAAGTAGTTGCAATCTGTCCAGCAGTTAACGAAACACCAGTCCTAGTAGTTACTTGGATAATACCGTTAGCATCAATAACTATGCTACCACCGTTTCTTGCTAGAATAGATAGATCGTTTCCGAACGCCCTAACAATTACATTTCTACCAATGGAGTTAACAATAGTAAAGACAGCCAATCCTGCACCTTCCTTAGATGCATCATCACTTGTTTCATATTCAACACTATCAACAGTAATCTTCTTATCACTTCTAATAGTATCCTTTGCTCTTACTTTTAATGTACCACTGTTTATATCACTTGGATCTATTACTTCAACATACACTACTTCGTATACAGACGTATTGGTTCCTGTCTTTTTAGCAGTGGCAGTTTTAATTGTACCCATTTTAAATCTTTTTCGTTTATGGTTTAATCTAGTTGCCGCGATATAGTTTCTAATCTCTTTTGTTTCCAATCCAGAATATACAAGCATCTTAACTTCTTTTTGTAACCCAAATTCTGCATCGTTTGGTCTATAAATTGATCCGGGTGTAAACACGTTAGGGTCACCAATGAAGTTGCTGTATGCAGACCTCTGTGTGCTTTTAAGAAGGGGTTTTACGTAGAGGTTACTGTATGTAATGTTGTCTGGATCACTAACAACGATATTGAATTGTCTAGTAGTTGCACTAAATCCAAATCTATCTCTAGCTCTTACTGTGAAACTAAATTTTCTATCAGTAGTAGTTGTACCGCCGTCCATACTAAAATTATTGTTATCAATAGTTGTTAGTCCTAAATCGGTTCCTGATGCAAACTGTCTTACCTTACCAACAATTTCACCATTATGGTTAAGTATCAATCCTGGTGGTAAACTTCCTGCTGTTACATCATATAGTAATGCTGTGTCAGTTACAGTTGTTGTGGCACTAACGGCAAACGTACTAATAAAGTTTGCATTGATGCTACCAAGTGCCTCCGCAGTATTCCAAGTAATTGTACTTTCAACTTCACCTAATACTTTTACTGTAAATGTTTTTTCTTTTTCAGCATATAAACTTTGATCTATAAATCTTTGAGCTGAAATTGTAAATTTGTATTCTTTAGTAACCGCAGGCATATAAGGTACACGACCAGCTATCTCACCTGTTGTAACATCTAGTGCCATGCCTGGTGGTATTGTGCTTGTTGTACCATCTGGGTTATTTGCTCTTAATACGTATCTTAATTCTCCTACAAGTGCGTTAGGATCAAACACATCTAAGAAAATAGTTACGTAGTTGTTTGCTCTTTTGAAACCTAAGTCCGCAGGAGTTAACCACATAGGTACTCTTATGTAAGTATTATCCGCAGTAAATATTCCTGTACCTATTTGCATGATAGTATTATCAGCACGTAGGAAATCATCACCTACTAAGAATATTTGAAACTTTCTTTCTGTTATAGTATCGCCATCACTAACACTAACAGTAAATTCGTATGTTCTGTTTAGTTTTCTAGGACTCTGTGTCTTAATAGCATAATCGTATCCTTGCGTATCGTAGTAATAACTTTCAAAACCGTTTGCACTTCTCATACCAAAGTCAAACGCATATGAATCAAACTGTGCCATGTCGTAAAATCCATTACCACTTCTTTCGTCAAGTGCTAATATAGGATCAACAATACCAACCAACTTACCATCTGTGGTTAATTGTATTCCTGGAGGTAGTGTTCCGTCTCCGTCAGCAATATAATATTCTAAACTTTGCCCTGTTGGTAAGTCTGCGTCTATGGCTGAAAGCTGAAAGTCTACTACACTACTATCTAATATATAAAAACTGTTATTAGGTCCTAATGGTAACTTACCTGCGGCTGTTGTCCAAATTGGAACATCAGGTCCTTGTACTTCTATCTTAAGTGTTCTATCTCTAACACCATCACTGTTTTGTGCCCTTAGGACAAATTCAAATACTGTATCTCTAGCTACTTCAAATGGAGTACCTACAACCTTGTTATCTACCAAACGCATACCTGGTGGAAGTTCTCCACTAATAAGTGTAATCACGTCTGTGTTTAAATTAATATCTGTTACAGAACCTTGCTCTAAGAATATGTTAGGTGCCGACTCCTGTGTGTAACCTAAGAACAGACCAATTATCTGTTTCATATAATCTTCTACACCATGTCCTGCTGGTGTCTTGTAGTGTGTAACTTGTCCTGCAAGGTATGAGTAATAGTATACACCTGTTATACCATAGTATATTCCTCCTACGTCAGGAATAACACCGCCTGTATAACCTTGTGACTTTGCTATTTCAAAAACACTTTGTTGAGCGTCTAAGAAACTATAACCGAAGCTATGTGAACCACCTGTGTAAGGAATAGTTGCATCTGCTGTACCATGTATGTTTAAAAACTTTCTTGGTTGGTACGGAGTCTTTGCAGTATTGTATTCTGCTGTTGTAATACCTGTTTGATCTGATGGAATATAAAATGTGCTGTTTCTTAACATTGGATCAAAGAACTGTGTGCCTATTGTACAAATAACATCTAATGCTGTATCGTCTATTTGCACGTATGCTCTGTTTGCCAATGCCGCACCGTTACTAAAACCTACCATTCTAATTTTAGTATTATCTACGTTACTAAACAATTTAAGTTGTGTAATTAAATCCTGTAAAAATTCTATGTCTGGTGCTTTTGTGTTTTCGTGTGCAACGTTCCATTCGTTGTTGTAACCAGTTGGTGCAACAAGAATATGATCACCTAAGTAGTTTTGCCAACTACCTATCTCGTTAATACCATTACCACCAGATCCGTGCAATAGTATTGCAACAGGAATACGTTTATCGTTAAGTGCAGTAATAGTTGGAATTCTAATTGCTATTGGATAAGTGTAAGTAACAGAATTACCACCCTGTGTCCAAGTCTTCTCTATGTTGATTACAGTTGTGTTTGATATTCTTGATTGTGCAGGAAAGCTGATTTCTGTAGTACCAGGGTCAAACCTGGAGCAATAGGTAGTGTGATAGAAGTAGTAACTCTTTCGGGTAGAGTTCCTAACTTATATCCTGAGTTTTGTGTCCACTGTGGTACTGCCATATCAAATCCTTAAACTTTACAGTATTTATCGGAATCGATGGCTATTAATATGCTCTTTGTTGTTTAGTGCTAGGACCTACAATGTATGGATATACGGGCTGTAAACTAGAGTCTACAGTTACGTGATAGCAGTATGTACCGTTAACATATTCAGGAGTTTTTTCAAACCTACCATTGAATTCATCTAATAACCCTGTACCTATTTGATACTCGTGATCGTTAATAAATGTTCCTGCTGTTTTGGCACCATACAAGTATCCTCTACCTGTTGGTTCTGTTGAGTAGTATTGATATGAGCTTGTCATTCTAACTACTGCTGACGCTGGGTCATTGTAGTCTGAATAGCCATAAGGTCCGTAAATAGGATAGCCATCAAAACAATATCCTAATATTTTACTGTGTCCATCTGCGTGTCTAAAATAGTCTCCACTAAAGTCAGAGGCAGTATAATATGCCGCGGCCGGACTTGCACCTGTTACAGTACTTGCCTGCCAACCTGGGTTAGCTTCTGATGATCCTGTTGGTAAGTTTAAAAACTGTCCTGACATATAATGATATTGTCCTGTAGTTTCTGGCCACCCACCTGCATCGTCTCCGCCGTAGTTTGTTCTAAACTGAACAGCATTATATTCAAAATTTGTACCTGGTGCATCTGCTGTAGGATCTAATCCTGGAGGAACTTGTCCTACTCCTGCACTTGGACTAAAAAATACAACACCGTTATTCATAATTCCTATTGGAGTAAGTGAAGTAACTAACTGTGGATTACTTGTATTCTCACCACCTCTGTAGGTAAATGAGTAGTTGTATGATTGTGAACCTACAACGTTAGCACTTGGTGAAAAAGCATTCTGTCCAAAAGGCTTTCCAAACTGTGCTGGATTAGGTAAACCATTTGATGTAATCGTTAGTGTTGCCATAATTTATCCTTAACTTAATATCCCCGCATCAAAGTTTCTAACATCTGGGGTTAGTACTTGTCCGAAGTCTATGTCAGTTTCGTATATTAACCAATCTGATAAACCTCTAACATCATTACTTAAACTGCCAAAGTCAAACCCTGCTGTGTTAGGTTCAATGTTTCTAATATCAACGCCGTATACTAACCCTTGTACATTACCAGTTAGTGCACCGCTGAAGTTACTTGCTGTAAGTGTATTTACGTTAGAAATGTCATTTCCACTAGCATTTAGACTTCCGCCTAGTTCTGGTGTAGTATCTGACTTGACTTCAGCCTGTGAAGCAATCGTTAAAACGTTTCCGCTTACACTTGTATTAGCACCGGCTCCACCAAATATATTAAGTGTGTTACCGTCTGCTAGTTGCATACTACCACTGTCTGAAACAACGTTTAATTGTTGTAAACCACCAGTAGCATTAATTGTAATTCCTGTAGTAGAACTAGTTAGTGTTACGTTTGAACCCTGTACTAGTTTCTTCATCTGTAGTTGAGAACCAACTTTTTGTGCAAAAACACCTTCACCAGTATTACCCAAATTAGTAACAGTTGTGCTTTCTGGAGAACGTAAATCTAGGTCATCAAAGTTTTGATTAACCTTAATAAACGCTTCACGCAGATCATCACCTGTTCCGTCGTTTGCTAGTGTTCCTATGTTTATTGTTTGTAAAGCCATGTTTCTCTTCCTATACTGTATTTATCTATTGATCGTTACCTGAGGTACCTCTAAATCTAATAGGATTTGGACTGCTGTAAGGCCAATGTGCTACCCTATTAGGAGCACCATATAAACGTGGGTAACTGTTACCGTAACTGAAGCTTTCTGCTGTACCACTGTCATATGCTGTTGCTGTACTATTTTGTTTTAAAAAGTTTTTAAATTGTGCCGCTGTGCCACCTGGATTTGTTTGTAACCACAAAGCACCCATTCCACATATCTGTGGAGCCGCCATGCTAGTTCCACCAATCTTAGCCATGTAGTGTGTGCTACTTCCTGGATACAGTTGTTTATTGGGGTATGCACTTACTTGGCTAGTTGCACTTGAAATATCATCACCTGCGGCAATAACATCTATCCTTGGTCCACGTTCACTATCAACTCTAACTTTTTCTAGTCCACCGTATTGTGCAGTATCCATGTTTGCAACAAATAAAGTATCTGTACTATGTGGTGAACTTGGTCTGTTATAATACAC